GCTCACGAACTATGGGGCAGTGCTTAGATTGGCACTATGAGTATCAGAGGGAAAAAGGCAAAAAAACGAAACAAAACAAGCGGCTAGCGCGGCGCGCTGCCGCTTGTTGGCCGTCACAGATTTGGCGAAATGAAGCGCTTTCTCAGCACTTTTCGCGCAACTTTTGACACAGACAAGAAAAAAAACGGACAGCCATTGAGCAAGGTAGCTCCAGACTGCCTGCACGCCGAACCGGACTCGGTATGTCGCGTCGTTAGCCGCCGCTTGACAGTGGATACGGTGGACGGGTGCTGCCTCCACCATCCGGCGCGTGCACGTAGGGCCGTCACCCTGTTTTCGTAAAAGAATGTCCTCGATCATTGCCGCCAATCGGCCATCTTCCGCCTTCATTTTAAAAACCCCGTGGCTCTAGTTGTTCGGGTAATCAGCTTACAGAGCCTTAAGGTTCGCCAATGGCTTGAACACGGGCGGGTTTTGGCCGGAGATCAAGCAACAGCCTTTAAAAGCTGGTCCATTTTGGCTTCGTCAAGCACACCGTCCGTTTGAAAGTACCGAAAAAGCAACGAAATCAAGGCTGCTTTCTTCTCTATGTCTGGATGTGCTTCGTTGCGCTCCAGCCATCTCTCCACTCCCAGCACCACTTCACGGATGAGATCCGCGTCGGTCATCTCCCCTTTCATCCGGGCGTCGGCAACGTATTGAGCTGCTGCCATGAGCATCTCGCCGGAGCCCGCCGCCGGGTCGTACACCTGCGTCGGTCTCTCCGGCGCTTTCGCGCCCGGTGACTCTGTGCTGCGGATATAGCTGTCCGGCACTTTGTAGACTTTTCGCTGCCCGCCCAAGCCGGTCGCCGCTTTAACCGGCCACTTCTCACGCTCGGCACGCGCCGCGATCGCCACTTTCGTGGATGGCAAGCCAGGCAACCCGAGCTTCGCGATCTCACTTGCTGTCAGCCAGTCTTTCACTTTCCAGTCCTTGTCGCTTAAGTGGGAAGTGTCGCTATGCACTTCCTCTGCCTCTTATCACTTTGCGAAAGCCCCCACACACAAGGCTTGTCGCCTCCCTGCCCACTGACAACGATCAGAACGAAGTGAAAAGTTAACTTTGTGCTTTGACTTTCCACTTCTTTGCGCTTACTATCCCGTTAAACGTGACCTACGGGATTAACGCCCGTTCAAAAAACCGGCAATCGCCGGTCAGTGAGGAACAGCATGCAGGCAACCGAGAAGGCCAAAGGCTGGCACAAAGAAGACATCAAAGCGGAAATCCGCAAGCGTGGTTCAACGATGAACGACCTGGCACGCGAACGCGGACTTCCTACCTCGACCGTGCGCAACGCCCTGACACGTCCCGTCTTCTCGGGCGAAGTCGCTATTGCCGAGTTTCTCGGTGTTCCTGCTCATCAGCTGTGGCCGGACCGCTGGACGTCAGACGGCCGCCGCATCCGACCACGCTATGCAGCGAAGTATAGCGGGTCAGTTGCCGCCTAAGCGGTTAATCGCAAACCGTTTTTTTCGCTTTCCACTTTGACGACAACCGATAAAAAGCCATGAAAAAGAGAAAAGTTGATGCATTGGTCTTGCCGGGGCAACTTCCGCTGAACTTCGACGTTTTCGCAGTCGAAACGCCGGCCACTTTGCTGACTGCGGACGGCGATAACGCGCTTGACGGCAGCATCCGGCAAGCGGTCAACGGCCTCTTGGAGCGGTGTCTCGACAAAGGGCTGAGCCGAGAAAGGGTGGCCGATCGCTTGACGGAATCGCTGTCCCGCCCGGTCGCGAAGGCGCAACTGGATCAATGGGCGGCTCCCAGTCAGGCCGACAGACGAATTCCCGTCGATGTTTGGATGGCGTTGATGCAGATCACCCAGGACTTCGCGCCGTTGGAATGGATGGCTTTGCACTTCGAGCGCCGCGTACTCACGGCAGATGAGGCGGTGCTTGCAGAGTTCGGCGCGATGGCGGTACTCGATCGGCACATTCGATCCAAGCAGCGAACCATCGAAGGTTTGATGGACGAAAAGCTGCTCAGCCAGATCATGGCTCGTATCCAGAAGAAATCTGCGCGATGAGTAACACGTTGAAAGCGCACTACAGCGCGTCGGAATTGGAAGCGTTGCGCTTGCCTTGCCTCCCGACTTCCCGCGTGGCCATCCGCTCGCGTGCTGAGAAAGAGTCGTGGCCCTACGTCGAAACAAAAGGCTTGGGAGGGACAAAACGTCTGTATGCGCTGCCGTCCCATGTCCAGAAACTTTTGGCACAGAGATTGGCCGCTGATGCGCTTTCGCAAGCCGGCACAGACGTGACGGCTGCGGCCGACCGCTGCGACATCACGCTGACCGACCGTCAGAAGGTGGCAGTCGCCGCGCGCAAGGCTGTACTGATCGCTCTAGATCGCTTGATGCAAGCGGGCGGAATCTCCCGCGAAGCCGCGATGGTAACGCTGCTGACGCAGGCGAAGACTGGTCAGCTAGACCAGCACTTGGAGACAGTATTGCGTTCGGCGCGCGATGAGCGCGGCCGTAAAGGCGATGGCTTTCCGAGCGTTCGCACGTTGAAGCGCTGGCTTGCACAGGAAAAGGCTGGTGATCTGGCTCCGAAGATCGCACAGGCCGACTATGACGTACCGGCGTGGGCAAAAGCGTTCCTCGGCTTCTATCAGTTGCCGCAGAAGCCATCCGTCGAACTGGCTTACCGGGAATTCGAGAAAGCGTATCGCATGCGCAATCCCGGCTGGACGTTCCCCACGATCCACCAGGTGCGCCGTTTCCTCGGCAAGCTCGGCAAGGTCTCGCGTGAAGTCGGCCGCATGGGGCCGCGCGAGCTGAAGAACATCCGCCCCTTCGTGCGGCGCACGTTCGACCAGTTGCAGCCCAATGACGTATGGAGCGCGGACGGTCACACGTTCGACGCGGAAGTACAGCATCCGATGCACGGTCGCCCATTCCGGCCGGAAATCACGACCATCATCGACATCGCCACACGTATGGCTGTGGGCTTCTCTGTCGGTCTGGCGGAATCGAGCCTCGCTGTACTTGAAGCGATCAGCCACGCGGCTATCAATCGCGGTGCGCCGGCCATCTTCTACGTCGACAACGGCTCGGGCTACGACAACCAGCTGCTCAAGCGTGAAGGCACCGGACTGAAAGGTCTGCTCGGCTTCGAAGTCACTCATTCGCTGCCCTACAACTCGCAAGCGAAGGGCGTCATCGAGCGCTCGCATCAAACGATCTGGATTCAGGGCGCGAAGCTGCTGCCTAGTTTCATCGGAGCATCGATGGATCGCGAAGCGAGGCTGGCGCAGTTCAAGGTCACGCGCAAGGCAGTCAAGCATGGCGGTGCACTACCGCTTATGAGTTGGGACAGCTTCGTCCAGTTCTGTACGGAGCGCGTCGACGAATACAACAACAGGCCCCACCGGTCGCTGCCGCAGATCGCGGACCCGGCAAATGGCAAGCGCCGCCACATGTCACCGCTCGAAGCATACGAGGCGCATCGCGCGCGCGGTTGGGAGCCGGTGCAACTGTCAGAGGCCGAGGCGCAGAACGTGTTCCGGCCGCGTGTCGAACGCACGGTATCGCGCGGTGAGATCGCACTCTTTAACAACCGCTATTTCAGCGGGCTGCTCGAAGAGTTCCACGGCGAGCAGGTACACGTTGCCTTCGACATCCACGACGCGAACCGCGTGTGGGTTCACCACATGGACGGTCGGTTCATCTGCACCGCCGAGTACGGGGCAAACGAGCGGCACTACATGCCCATGTCGTATGTCGAGCAGGCCCGCGAGAAGCGCATGGATGCGCGCCTCAAGCGTTTGGACGCGCACCGGGAAGAAATCGTGGCGGAACGTCGCGGCGCTTCCGCAATAACCGTCGAAACACCCGACGTGTTGACGATTCCCGGATTCGGCGAAATTTCGCGCGCTGCGCTCGATGCGCGCGTCGTCGATGTTGAGTCAGTAGAAGTCCGGCCGCAACCGCAGCCTGCGATCGCCGTGCCCACGGCGACGGTCATCGAAATGCCGGAAACGGCAGAGCAACGGTTTGCCCGCTGGCAAGCCTTGGATCAACACATCACTAATGGAGGAACGCTCGACAACACGGACGACTTGAAGTGGTACGGCCTGTACCCGCAGAGCAAAGAATTCGCGGCGCAAAAGCGCCGCGCTGAAGAGGCTAGCGAGCTGCAACTCGCCAGCCATCGGTAACACCCAACTGGACGAATGATGACACAACACAATGAAACCCTCAAACCGGCTGCTGGCGGTATTGCGCAGATCACGAATCTCGGCCTGTGCGATCTCGCGATCGAACGCGCACTCTCACGCAGCGCGAATCTGCCCGGGCTAGTTTGCTTTTATGGCCCGTCCGGCTACGGCAAGAGCATGGCCGCGAACTATGTCGCCAACTCGCGCCGAGCGCGCTACGTGCAAGCGAAATCCGTCTGGACGAAGAAGCACTTCCTCACGTCCGTCCTGTTTGAGATGGGTATCAAGCCCGGCGGCACGATTCCAGAGATGGCCGATCAGGTCGCGGAAGAGCTGGCAGTCAGCGGCCGGCCGCTCATCATCGACGAGATGGATCACCTTGTCGATCGCAACGCCGTCGAGCTGGTGCGCGACCTGTACGAATCGAGCCAGGCCGCAATCCTCATGATCGGCGAGGAAGCGCTGCCGAACAAGCTGAAGCGCTGGGAGCGCATGCACGGCCGCGTGCTGGCGTGGGTGCCGGCACAGCCGGTGACGGTGAGTGACGCTCGCCAACTCACGGGGCTCTATTGCCCGCGCGTGAAGGTTGCTGACGATCTGCTGGTGCGGCTTGTCGAGTTGTCGCATGGCTCGGTCCGTCGCGTCTGCGTGAATCTTGAACGCGTTCAGGAAGAGGCCATGCTCGCCGGTAAGGATGTGATGGATCTGGCGCTGTGGGGCAAGCGCGAACTGTACACCGGCGAAGCGCCGAAGCGTCGCGCGTGAGGCCCACCATGGACAAGAACGAATTCACCCCTAGCAGTGGTCAGGCCCGTGAGGCGGAGCGCTGCAACGTATTCCTGTGCGTGCTGTCGGCGATGACCGTCATCGGCATGCTCGGTGGACTGCTCTTCGCGAAAAGCTGGCTTGACTTGCTCCTGATCGTCGGCGCGTCTGTGTGGGTAGTGCTTGGCATCCTCGCACTTGCCTTCATCGCCGGTGCTTGCGGAGGGCGTCGCCGTGGCTAGAAAACCCGCACACCTCGAAATGGCCGGCGGTCGCGGTCCGCGCCAGCGCGTCTGGGAATTCATCCGCAAGAACGCGAAAGACTTCACGACGATGGGTATCGAGAAGGCCACCGTGATCGACGTGTTCACCATCCGCACCTACGTGCAGGTGCTTGAGCTTGGCGGCTTCATTGTCCAGACGAACGAGACAGTGAAGGTGACCGACCGCAAGCGTTTCAAGCTGGTGCGCGATGTCGGCGTCGAAGCGCCGCGCCTCGATCGCAAGGGCAAGCTCATTGCGCCCACCGGCACGGAGAACATGTGGCGAACGATGCGGATCATGGGCGACTTCAACGCCGTCGAACTGGCGACCCGCGCATCGAGCGCAGACATCAAGGTTGCCGAGGCAACCGCGAAGTCCTACCTGCGGGCGCTGCACACCGCTGGCTATCTGTCGATCGCCGAGGAGGGTCATCCTTTCGTTCGCGGCATCGGCGCAAAGCTGACGCGTTACCGTCTGTCGCCGTCGAAATACACCGGGCCTCGACCGCCGATGATCCAGCGCACGAAGTGCATCTATGACCCGAACCTCGGGAAGATCGTGTGGCAGGAGGAGCCCGACCGTGACGCCTGCTAAGCCCGACTGGTTGCAGATCCTCCGAGATGCGGTCGCCGCTTCGTCGCAGACAACTGTCGCCGAACGCATCGGCATGTCGCGTACTGCTGTGTCGCTTGTGCTTTCTGGAAAGTACCCGGGCAAGACGGATCGAGTCGCCGACCGCGTTCTGCGCGTTTTCGGCCAGGTGCAGTGCACGCATACCGGGCAGCCGATTGCGCTGACGGTATGCGTGTCCTATGCCACTCGTCGCGCCCCGCTTAACAACCCGTTCGAACTGAGCCACTGGCGCACGTGCCTCACGTGCCCGCTTCGTCCCGTTAAAGGAGACCCCAAATGAACCCGAGTTCTAACGTTCTCAACCCGGCGGTGCCACCTATTAACCAATTGATGGAACTGACCGCGATGCGCATCGCCGCAACCATCGGCCAGCTGACCGAGCGCGGCTTCACAGTCATCGGGATCGAGTTTTCAAACGGCTCGAAGCCGACGATCCAGATCCAGAGTTGCGCGGCCTGCACCGAACTGATCGAGAAAGGCGAAGCGACGTACTACCGCACCGGTGGCAGTGGCTCCGGTCGCTATCGCGTCGGCCAGTTCAAGCTCGGCGAAATCCGCGTGCTGTGGAACGAACAGGGGCACTGAAATGAAGCTACGCATGCTCTGTAATGGCAAAGCTGGTGAGCCACCGTACTTCGTTGAGGTGCAAGGCGCACCGGTGGATCTGCCCAACATGCCGGTCGGCGCGTTTGCTGTCCACCCCAATCCTTTTGCTGGTCCAGTCCATCGGCTTGAGCCTCTCTATTGCGTAACGCATGTCGAGACAGGTGCGCGAATGGCTGCGGCTGACTCCGACGATTTTGCGATTGGTTTGGCGCGCCGTAGAGCCACGTTGGTAACTCCCGCGATGTACGAACAGGGATTGGCCGCCATGCGCGCCATCGCGGCAACGGTAATCGAAACGCGCGTGCTGGACCCTGAACTGTATCCCGAGCATTCGGGCAACCCCGACCCGAGCGCGATGCGCGACGGTCAGACGCATCACTGAGGAGAAGCAAGTGTCCACCGTTAAAGCCATCCTGCAACTGATCGCCGACCACCCGGGTATGACCGGTGCCGAGATCGCCGACAAGCTCGACATGGAATCCAAAGCCGTCCAGCCGCTGATCAATACGTACATCAACGACGGAAAGATCAAGGTCGAGAAGAAGCCTGTCACCGGCGCCGCGCCCGTGAATGCGTACTTTCCTTCGCAGTCGCTCATGAACGATCTGGACGGTGTAAAGCAGATCGTCCGGGGCCGTGGCCGACCGAGCGCAACGGTCGCCGACGCCGCACCCAGGACGTTCTCGTGCGGCTTCTTCACCGATGGTCGCATCTCCATCGTGAAAGACCGCAAAACGATCGACCTGTCCCCCGAGGAAACGGCGCAGCTGCTCGCGTTCATCGACTCGATCAACATCGAGCGGATTGTGGGGGCTCAGGCATGACGATCGAACTGATTGCCGGCCCGACGCTGGCTAACCCAGACTCGTTGGAATCTGTGCCGGAGCTGCGCCGCGAGCTGCATCGTGCCAACGAGACGTTGATCCGGCAGTTCCGCGATCTGAGCCTCGCGAACGCCGCCGGTACGCAACTGGCAGGTGAGATGGATGCTGTATTGCGGGCACACATACAAGGCGATACGCAGCTCGTGACGGACCGCCTCGAAGCCTATCTCATCGAGCGTCCGAAGCTTCGGGAACATCTCGAAGAACAGATTGAGTCCGACCAGATCCGACGGGTGCATTAATGCCGCTGCCGCAACTTTGCTGCCCGAACTGCCGCGCGGTGATGAGCCTCGACATCCTGCTCGCCGAAGACGCGCCGCGCGAGGCGCTCAACGCGATTGTCGATGCCCATCCCGCCGGTGATTCGTTCGTCAAGCCGCTGCTGCGTTACGTCGGTTTGTTTGCGCCTGCTAAGAGCCAGATGAGCCATACGCGTATCGCGGCACTGGTCAACGAGCTGGCACCGATGATCCGCTCGGCGCAGATCGAGCGCAACGGCCGCACTTGGGTTTGTCCGATCGAATACTGGCGTCAGGGCTTCGAGCACATGCTCGCTCAGCGTGATCAGGGGCGTCTCAATCTGCCTCTGAAGAGTCACGGGTATCTGCTCGAAGTACTGGCCGGCATCGCGGACAAGGCTGAGGCACGGATCGAAACGCATACCGAGCGTCAACGCCAGGGACATTCCGGACTCGGCACCCCGGAGGCGCGAGCGTCGCCAGCGCCTATCCCTGCAGTAATCGCTGCAGCCGAAACAGGCGAGCGTCAGATTACGCCAGGCATTGCCGAGAGCCTCAAGACGCTGCGGCAGCTCACGAAAGAAATGAATCAATTTTCAAAGGAAGGAAAACTCCCATGACCAAGCAACACATTCCGGACGGTTTCGTGAAAGACGCACGTGGCCGCCTTGTTCCGCAATCGATGGTCAAGCCCGTCGATCAGTTGCGCGATCAGACCGTCGAGGCACTCGTCGATCACGCGAAGCGTTTGCAGGCGCAGCTCACCGAGTTCAAGACGCGCGCTTTCGCGGACATCGCCGCATTCGTCGATGCCAGTCACGAACAGTATGGCGTGAAGGCGGGCGGCAGCAAGGGAAACATCACGCTGATTACATTCGATGGCCGGTTCAAGGTCGTGCGCCAGATCGCTGAACACATCCAGTTCGACGAGCGTCTGCAAGCCGCCAAGGAACTGATCGACGAGTGCATCCGTGAATGGACTCAGGGCAGTAGCGACGAAATCAAGGCGCTGATCAACGAAGCGTTTCAGGTGGACAAGGAAGGCAACGTCAACACCGGCCGCATCCTCGGTCTGCGTCGCCTCGCGATCGAGCATCCGAAGTGGACTACTGCAATGCGCGCGATCGTCGACAGCATCCGCGTGACCGGAAGCAAGCCGTATGTGCGTCTGTACGAACGCGACGACGAGACCGAGGAATACCGCCCGATCAGTCTCGATCTCGCCGCAATCTGAAAAGCGAAACCGCCGCGAGGCGGTCTGCATGGCGTGGTGACCATGCACTGATGAGCAGCCGAGGATTAAATGGGAAAACTGACAAAAGAAGAAATTCAGCGGATCGACACTGAGCTGTCGTTTCCATTCGGGTGCGCCGTCCTTCGTTGCGATGGCTATACCGTCACGGTTCAGGTGCAGCGCGCGAAGCCGCGCCGATACGACATGATGGTCTACGTAAATGGCTGGTTCAAGGGAGAGTATCTGAAGGAAGCCGCTCCCGAGCATCGTTTCTACCGGCCGGTGAAGATCAGCGCTTACAAGCCGTCTGAGCGAGCAAGGATCGAGAAGACGTTCGGGAAGCGGCAGGCACGGAAATACTTCCCTAACCTCGACAAGACGTCAACGTACTACATGCCGTCGTGGAACACGCCGAGCACGATGCTTCGCCACTTTGCGCGAGTCTGCCAGTCGGTCACGCTCGTTTCCGTGGGCGTGGAGGTCAGTACGTCAGTGGAGATGGCTCTACCGGAGACTGGCAATGGTTGACGCGATCATCATTGTGGTGGGCGTTGTCTTCATCTTCTGTCTCTGCCGTCGCGAACTGCGACGCTGGTGGAGGTCGTGATGCTAATCGCGAAAGCAACCTTGGCGAAGATTCACGTCGCAAAGAAGCAGCTCGCGCTCGACGACGACACGTATCGCGCAATGCTGCGCAGCGTGGCGGGCGTCGAATCGGCGAAGGATCTGACGCCCGAGGGCGCCGCAAAGCTCTTGAAGCACATGGAGCGCTGCGGCTTCCAGCCGATCCAGGCTCCGCACCGCCGGCCGCGCGTCGCAAGCAGTCGCGCCGCGCAGCTTGGCAAGATCGAAGCATTGCTCGCCGATGCCGGCCGGCCATGGGAGTACGTCAACGGCATGGTCAAGCGCATCTGCAAGGTCGATGCGATCGAGTTCTGCGACGGCGAAATGCTCGGCAAGCTGATCGCCGCATTGCAGGCCGATGCCAAACGGCGGGGGAAGCGTTGATGGACTTCGCCAATGTAGAGCATCTCCTGCCCGAAGCGATACAGACCCTAATCCGTCTTATCGGTCTGTCAGCATCGGTGCGTCTCGTTGAGCAACTCGGCGGCACCACGTTTCCGGTTGCACTTCGCAAGTCGCGCTTGGGCGAGATTCGCTACGAGGCGCTTTCCGAAGTGGTCGGAAGCGACGCGGCCGATGCGATCACGAAACACTATGGCGGTGACAGCCTGTATATCCCACGCTGCGTCACGGCACTGCGTGAGCTTATGCATCGCGAGATCCGTGCCGACTTCGATGCGATGACTCGGGAGCATAGTGCGATTCACGCCGTCACTCAATTGGCGGTCCGCTATCGCATGTCCGATCGCCACGTTTGGCGTATCCTGAAGCGTGCGGATATGAATGCGCAGCCGCCACCAGCGCAGGACGATCTGTTCTAGCATGCGCGGACCATAAGGCAACGCCGCGTTGACAAAGCCCCGCTTCGTGCGGGGCTTTTCCTTTTCCAGAGACGCGTTAAATGTAATCACGACATTAACGATGACACCCGGAACCGTCGCTGATAGCATTCGGTTTTTTCCAACCGAAGACCATCGAGATGAAACGACTTGCCCTGTTGGCGGCGATTGCTTTCTCGTTCAGCGTCCACGCCGCTGAAGTGACGCTAGGCCAGAAGTTTGCTGCGATTGCGGACGGTCACTTTCACGCTGCGGACAGCGTGGAGTCCAGAGACGCAACTGAATTGCTGAACGCCGCTGCTACGAAATACCGAACTAGTCCCGAGACCATCGCTAACCTTGTGGTCGTCGGCTACAACGAATCGAAGAAGAAGAACTTCCAGTATTCGATGTACAACGTCGCCGAAGCGCTGCCGGTGATGGACACGCGTGACAAGTCGACTGAAGATCGAGCGAAGCGCGTGATGATCATGTACATTACCGCGAGGGCGAGCGGGCAGAACCACTCTGAAGCTCTCGTAGGGGTACGAAAACTGACGGAACTCACGAACCCGTAGCAACAGGCCCCGCCCCGTGCGGGGCTTTCTGTTTGTACTGACACCAGTCCTCTAAGCCGCAGCGCGCGAGCCTTCTAAAGTCGTGCCATCCACTGGAGATGGCATGAAAAACCAACGCATTTCCGCAGCGGGTAGCGATCTGATCGAAGACTTCGAGGATGATCGCCTCGAAGCGTATCCCGACCCTGCGACTGGCGGCGCACCCTGGACAATCGGGCGGGGTCACACCGGCCCCGAAGTCCGTCGCGGCATGAAAATCACGCAGGCGCAATCCGATGCGCTTTTCGCGCAGGATCTGCATGCGCGCGGCGAGGCAATCATTAACGCACTCGATCTCGAACTGACCCAGCACCAGTTTGATGCGCTGGTGTCGTTCGTGTTCAACGTTGGCCCGGGCAAGGAAGGCGTTAAAGACGGATTGATCGAGTTGCGCAAGGGCGGCCCATCGACGCTTCTGACGATGCTGCGCGCACGTGACTACGCAGGCGCTGCCAATCAGTTCCAGTTCTGGAACAAGGGCAACGGCAAGCCGATGGCTGGCTTGACGCGTCGACGCGCCGCAGAGCGTGCGCTCTTCCTGAAGGCTGACTGATGCGCCGCCTTCTTCTTTCTCTCGCCAGTGCGATCGCGGCGTCGGCGATGGCCGCGCGTCACACACATGTCGGCTACGGTCTGCGCATCGCATTCGGCCATCCCATTGCACCCGGCCGGAAACCGTCTGGCGTTCGCGCCGCAAGGCGTGCGGCCGTCAAGCGCCGTAATCGCGCCCGGGGCCATTGATGGCACTGCGCGATCTTATCTCCGGCGTCGACGGCAAGCTTTCGCACGCAAAGCTCTGGCCGAACGTCGCGTCGGCCGTCGCTACCGGCATGTTCATCTATCAGGGCGTCACGAAGCAACTGACGTTCGATACGTGGCTTATCTACCTCGGCTGTGTCGGTGGCTATTCCGCCATCATCCAGGCGCTCGGCGCGTGGACCGGTCGTTCAACAAAGGAAGGTTCCAATGGACCTGTCACTGATCGTTAAGTACGCGAAGGTACTGGCGGGAATCGCCGTGGCCGTCGTCATTGCAGGGCTAGTCGCGCTCGCTTTCGAAAAGACCTACACACACGGTTACAACGTCGCCAAGGCACTCGGGGACAAGAGCCTGTCCGATTACAAGGCATCCATCGCGCAAGCCTCTACGAAGGCCGCGAGCGATGCTTTTGGCCGCTATGCCGCAGATGTCACGCGAGGTCAGGCGGCCGAGTCCGGTTTTATCAACGTCCAGACCGCCAGTGCCGGACAGGCCACGGCGTTAAAGGAGCAGATCGATGGTGTTACTCAATCGCCCGCGCGACCCGCGCATCCCGCTAACGTGCAGTCTGCCGCGACTGCTACTCCTGTGTATAGCTGCGTGTTTTCTCGTGGCTTTGTCCGGCTGTGGAACGCAGCCGCAGGCATCGCCGATGACAGTGATCGAGCCTTGCAGGCCGGCACCGATACCGGCGCTGCTGCTGACGGACCCAGCACCGATGCCACCACTGACTCCGGGGTATCACAAGCGGACATCCTCGACTGGTTCGTCGACTATGCCAACCGTACCCACGGCACCGAAAACAAACTGAAGGGCGTGCGTGCTGCGCTGCCCGCGCAACAGTAAGGGCACAGCATGGATGATTTTGATCACGCGAGCGTCGTCGAAGAGCAGTTTCGCGCGCTCGCGATCGCGGCAGCAGTCAGGCCCATCGGGACAGCGGCAGCCGCATCGGAACAGTACTGCGCCAACCAGGCATGCGGCGTCGAAATCCCTGCGGCCAGACGTACTGCAATGCCCGGGTGCCGGTTCTGCGTCGAGTGTCAGGAGCGTCACGAGCAGGCGGTCAAGCGGAGGCGGCAATGCAGATAACGCTCGACGCCGGAACAATCCTGATGAGCATTCTGGGCCTGCTCTTCGCCATCATCAACATCTTCGGGATGTTGTGGATTCGAAGCGTGATGCAAGGCCAGGCGGAAGCCAAGGCGTTCGCGGCGAAGCTGCAGGCAGAGTTGTCAGCCTTGCGCGAAGTGCTTGCCCGGGACTATGCGCCGCGTGCCGAGCAGCGTGACGAACGCGCGGAGTTTCGTGCAGCGCTCGGCAGCATCGACGCGAAGCTGAAAGACATCAACGACAAGCTGGACCGAAAACAGGACAAGCAATGAACGACGCAAACACTAACGCCGCGATCCCGACCGACAGCGCGGAGCTGGCACTCCTCAAAAAAATCGATGGCCGCCTCGATGGCATCGAGCAGCAGATCGGCAACGTGGAAAAGCGCGCCATCAAATACGGTGCAGCAGCTGGCGCTGGCGCGGGTGCGATCGCAGGCGCGATTGTGTCCGTTGGTGTGATGGCAGCGCGCGCGAAACTCGGTCTGTAATCGACATGGCATACGGTAAAGATATCCGCGACAAGGTGCGACGATCGTTCGTCTTCGATCGTCTGTCGCTGGAAATCGCGAGCGTCAAGAATGGCGTTGCGTATTCCACCGCACGTCGCTGGAAAGACGATGCGCTTGCCGCTGGCGATGATTGGGACAAGGCGCAGGCAGCGCAACTGATGGCGGGCGGCGGTATCGAAGGCGCGGCGCGCCAGATGCTGGCCGGTCTGCTCACACAGTATCAGGCCACGATGGATGAGCTTGAGACGAGCGCAATGAAACCGGCCGACAAGGTTTCCATGCTAGCCAGCCTCGCCGACGCCTATAACAAAACCATCAACGCGTCCAAACGCATCATGCCGGAGACCAATGAGCTGGCGATCGCGATGGGCGTCGTGCAACGGCTCGCCGCGTTTATCAAGGATCGTCATCCGGAGCACATCGCGGCGTTCGCCGATGTTCTCGGCCCATTCGGCGATGAGCTGGCCACAGCTTATGGCTAACTGGTGGACGCTCGGTAGTGGTATTCGCAGGATCGGGACGGCGTACGACACGCCGTCCGATGTCGTTATCTGTGCGGATACAGATGCGGATCTGCCGGGCGACCATGACTGCACCGTAATGGGCTGCGGCTCCCTACACGTTGTGCTGCGAATCGCAAAACCGGAGAGTGATCCGACATGAGCGCGAAGTTCACCGAGAAGGATTTTCATAAGGAACTGGCGGAGCTTGCCGCCGAGCTGCGCCGCGATATCGATGCGCATGCGACCGGCCTCGATCCCTCGCCCGAGGCACGGCTCGCGCGCCGTAAGCGCGTGCTGGTCGACGGCGACTACCAGTTCTTTGCGTACACATATTTCCCGCATCACATTCGCGGGACGCCGTCGCTGTTTCAGGCGCACTTCTGCACTCGGTTCCCGAAGCTGCTGCGCCAGCCCGGCGGCACCCGCGAATGGTGGGTCGCGCCTCGCGGCGAAGCCAAGTCGTCGATGTCGACGAAGATCGGCCCGGTGTACATCACCGTGCAAGGGCTGCTGCAGCGCGAAGAGGTCCGCCGCGAAGTAGGCTGGACCGGTGAGCCGCCGCCATTCCTCGATTACCTCATCCTGCTCGGCGCGGAAACGTCGCTGCCGACCAAGCTGCTCGAAGTCGTTAAAACGGAGCTGGTCGCTAACGCCGCGCTTGCTCTCGACTTCCCCGAGGTCTGCGGCAAAGGCCCGATGTGGAAGGTCGGCGAATTCATCACGCGTAACGGTGTGAAGGTCGAGCCGTTCGGCGCAGAGCAGGCCATTCGCGGCACGTTCCACGGTGCGAGCCGCCCCAAGGTGCTGTTTGGCGATGATCTGATTACCGACTCCGAAGCGAAGTCACCGACCGAGCGCCAGAACCGCTGGACGTGGCTGGAGAAAGCGATCGATTACCTCGGCCCGCCTGACGGCACGGTGAAATACATCGGCGTCGGCACGGTGCTGGATAAGGACGATCCAATCTCGCGAGCCAAGCGCAGCATCGGCCACGTCGTGCATCACTTCCGCGCGATCGCGCAGATGCCATCGGATATGGACCTGTGGGCACAGTGTGAAGAGCTGATGCTTAACGCGGATAAAGGCGTGATATCCGAGGCGGCTGAGCGCGGCGAGGTCGTGTCAGACACGGATCTGCCGTCGTATCGATTCTATGATGAGCACCGTGCGGCGATGGACGAAGGCGCGATTACATCGTGGCCGTCCGTGCGCACGCTGTACTGGTTGATGCGTCAGCGCGCCAAGTCGCCCCGTGCGTTTGCTACAGAAATGCAGGGCGATCCGCGTACCGAAGAAGACAAGGTCTTCGGCAACATCACCTTCTGGGTACAGCGCCTGCATAGCTGGCTGATGTTCGGCGCATGCGATCCATCCATGGGCAAAGGCGAGAAGTCGGACCCGTCCGCGATCGTGATCGGTGGCCTCGATATCGTCAGTCGTCGCCTGCATGTCGTCTATTCGTCGATCAAGCGACGCGTACCCTCGAAGCTTGAATCGGACCTCATCGCGGCGCAGAAGGAATTCCGCTGCATGGCGATCGGCTTCGAGAACAACAATGCCTATGAGTGGGCGCGGCAGGATCTGGTCAAGGCGGGGCTACGTGCGTCCGTGCCGCTTCCTCTGGTAGGGGTGACTGCAACCGTCGCGCCGGAGGTCCGCATCGACTCGCTTGAGCCGTACATCACCGATCGGGTCACGCCGTCGATCCTGATGCATCCGTCACTCACAGGGTTACTCGCCGAGCTGGATTCATGGCCCGAGCCGCAAGGCAATCACCACTACGACGGCCTCACCGCGCTGCATATCCTCTGGATGATCTCGCAGTCGCGTGGCTATGGCATTACCGAGGGCTACACGCCCGTTAAACCTGCGGCCGGCGGACACGATAGCGACAGCGATTACGCGTTCTCGATCGGCCGGGGCTATTGAGGATATAGATCATGGTGCAGATTCTTGATGCGAACGGCCAGCCTATCCAGCGCGACGTGCTGGCCGAGCCGCAGACGTCCAAACTCGGCTGGATCACGCGCGACTTCGCGCAGCATCCGTCGCGCGGCCTGACGCCAAAAAAACTGTATTCCATTCTCGAAGCCGCGGAATACGGCGACCTCATGGCGCAGTCCGATCTCTTCGTCGACATGGAGGAGAAAGACGCTCACCTGTTCGCGGAGATGAGCAAGCGCAAGCGTGCGCTGCTCACGCTCGACTGGCGTATCGTCGCGCCGACCAACGCCAGTGCGGAAGAGAAGCGCCAGACCGCGCAGCTGGAAGAATGGTTCACCGATCTCGCCGACTTTGACGATGTGCTGTTCGATTGCATGGATGCTGTCGGCCATGGATTTTCCGCGCAGGAAATCGAATGGCAGCAGCTCGGCAAGGTGTGGCTCCCGAAGAAGCTCACCCATCGGCCGCAGCGCTGGTTCCGCACGCCGTTCTATGACGGCAACGATCTGCGCCTGCGCGACAATTCATCGGACGGTCAACCGTTGTGGCCGTTCGGCTGGCTCGTCCACAAGCATCGTGCGAAAAGCGGCTATCTCACGCGTGGTGGACTGCATCGCGTGCTGTCGTGGCCGTACCTGTTCAAGACGTACTCAGTCGCCGATCTCGCCGAGTTTCTGGAAATCTACGGCTTGCCGCTGCGCGTCGGCAAGTATCCGTCCGGCGCGACCAAGGATGAGAAGGCGACGTTGCTGCGTGCCGTCGCGGAGATCGGGCATAACGCGGCCGGCATCATCCCGCAGGAAATGCAGATCGACTTTCAGGAAGTTACGCAGGGGACAGAAAAGCCGTTCGAAGCGATGATCACGTGGTGCGAGAAGAGCCAGTCGAAGGCAATCCTTGGCGGCACGCTCACGTCACAGGCTGACGGTAAAACATCGACGAACGCGCTCGGCAAGACGCATGACGGTGTGCGGCGCGATCTGTTGACCTCCGATGCACGGCAAGTGCAGAAGTCGTTGACCGCTGGCCTGTGCTACGCGGTGTGCGCCCTGAACTTCGGTGCGACCGACTTGCGTCGTGTGCCGCGCTTCGAGTTCGACACGCGCGAGGCCGAGGATCTGGAGCTGTACTCCAACGCGCTGCCGAAGCTGGTCGCGGCTGGCGTGAAGGTGCCGCGCCAGTGGGCACAGGAGAAGCTCATGATTCCCGAGCCGCAGGCCAACGAAGACATTCTCTCGGTGCCGAAGCCGGAGATGGCGCTGCCGCCCGAAGAGCGCCCTGAGACGCCGCCGCGTACAGCGGCAATGCGTTATCGCGCGGTGCTCACGAACGCGGCCGGTGAGATCGTGTATCCCGACCAGCACGCACTCGATCAAACGATCGATAGCCTGCCGGTCGACGCCGTGACCGAGGCAACGCAGAAAGCGATCGCGCCCGTGATCGCCGCGTTGCGGGCTGGCTCGACTCCTGACGAAGCATTCGAGCAGCTGCTTGCGGCAGTGCCGCAGATGGATGAGTCCGCGATCGCCGAGCTGCTCACGCGCTGCATCTTCGTGGCCGATGTGTGGGGACGCCTGAATGCCGGCTGATCTGTCCTACGCGATCGGCTTGCCGCCCGAGAAGGCAATCGAGTACTTCGAATCGAAGGGCTACAAGATCGGGTTCCGGTGGCAGGACGTGGAAGCCCAGGCGCATGCAAAGGCTTTCACGGTCGCGGGCGTCATGAAGGTCGACGTGTTGCAGGATGTCCGGCAGGCGCTGTCCGACGCGTTAAAAAACGGCACGACGTTTGAAGACTTTAAAAAGCAGATCTCGCCCGTGCTTGAGCGCAAGGGCTGGCTCGGCAAAGGCATGATCGTTGACGACGCGACGGGAGAGATCGAGGGCAAGCGCCTGACGCCCCGCCGGCTGGATACGATTTTCCGCACCAACATGCAGTCGGCCTACATGGCCGGTCGCTATGCCACGCAGCTCGAACAGGTCGACACACATCCGTATTGGGAGTACGTGGCCGTACTCGATAGCCGGACGCGCCCCGCGCACCGTGCACTGTCGGGCGCGGTGTACCGGTATGACGATCCGTTCTGGCAGACGTTCTACCCCCCCAATGGTTACCGGTGCCGCTGCCGCGTGCGTACGCGCACGCAGAGCTATGTCGAGAAAAACGACGTGCCGGTGCGCTCGGGTGATAACCAGCTCGAGGAAGTACAGCAGGTAGTCGGCCGTGACGGCCAGACGCAGCCTGCGATCGCGTACAAAGACCCCGCCACGGGCAAGCGCGTGCTGCCCGATCCGGGTTTCGGTGCGAACCCGGGCGCGGAGTGGATGAAGCCGTTCACGCCCCCGCCGCTCGATACGCTGCCGCAGACGTTGCCGCATGGAGCGGAGCTGCCGCCGCTGCCGGCCGCGACGCACGTGCGCGCCGACGCCATACTGCCCGCCGGTCAGTCAGCCGAGCATTACGCGCAGGCATTCATGCAGCAGTTCGGCGCGGCTGTTGGCAAGCCAGCGACATTCGCCGACGTGACTGGCGAGCAGCTGCAGATCAATGAGTGGCTCTTCAAGGATGGTGCCGGCCACTGGAAAGCGGACAAGTTCGATCGCGGCCCGTACATGCAACTGCTTGCCGACGCGGTGAAAGACCCGGATGAGATCTGGCTCGGCTGGTCGCAACTGGACGGAGTCTGGTCATTGCGCCGCCGCTACATTCGCGCGCTGGAGACGGACGCAGGGGATTGGGGGCTCGCGATCTTCGAGCAGGGGCAGGACGGCTGGACGGGCGTGACAACGTTCCCGGCGAAGGTTGGCAAGTCGGAGGAAGCCCGCCGCAACTATATAGATAGACAGCGCGGCACGTTCCTGCGGTATCGCCGGCCGCAGAAATGAGAATGGCCGCTCTCGCTAGCGGCCATCCGTCACGCAGCCCTTCATCGATCCGGAAGCGAGTCCGGCATATACGACCGCGTTAAAAGGAGTATAGCGCATGCGCGACATCGACATCGACGACTCGGGCTTCGAGCAGGCCATGCAGCGCGTGTATGCGTTCATGAAGGACGCATCGCCGGTGATGTCGCTCGTGTCGGCCCTGATGGCAGATGCCGTCGAGGAGAACTTCGCAGCCGAGGGTCGGCCCAAATGGCTGGGGCTCAGCCCGAAGACACTGAAGCGCCGCCGCGAGGATGCGGGCACCGGCAAGATCCTGCAGCGTAGCGGCCGGCTCGCGGGCAGCGTCGTGCAAAGCCATGATGCGACGAGCGCCCGCGTGGGCACTAATGTGGTGTACGCCGCGATCCACCAGTTCGGCGGCACGATCCAGCGGCATCCGATGTCCGGCTATGTGCGTTTGCGCAAGGCGAAGAACGGCATGCTGATGCGCCAGGCTGATCACCCGCATCTGGCGGTGTTCGCGAAGAACGGACACAAGAACGTCAAGGTGGTTAAATGGACCCGCTCGACTGGCTGGACAATCAAGATTCCGGCTCGGCCGTTTCTCGCGCTCACCGAGGCGGATAACGTGGGCATCGAGCAGGAAGTTTCGACCTACCTGCGACGTCTGGTCGACGGTTAAGCGCCGCCCGATTTAAGCGGTTTCCGACCCCGATGCACCCCTATGTAGCCGGTCGGGGTCGCGGAGCCCGTTAAACCCCCGTTAAAATCGCTCCCTGCACGCCTCATTCCCCGCTCGTCCCCCCCGCATTTCCACCTGAACCGGATGTACTGACACCGGTTGACTAAGTTTTCAGCACGCCCGCCGCCACCATGGCGGTATGGCAAATCCATTTTTCATCGCAGCGCTCAGCGCACAGATCAAGTCAGCCGGCAACGAAATCCAGTTGCTACCGGCCGGCGAGTTTCGCTCGCGCGACGGCCGCCCGACCGAATGCGCGACATGGCGCATGGACGCTGCTATCGCCGCGAGCCTGATCGCGGCTGCAACCAGCCGCGAGGTTCCGTATGTAATCGACTACGAACACCAGACCCTCAATGCTGCCCAGAACGGGCAACCCGCGCCCGCTGCGGCGTGGTTCAAGACGCTTGAATGGCGCGAAGGCGATGGCCTGTATGCCGTCGACGTGGAGTGGACCGCCCGCGCGTCGTCGATGATCGACGCACATGAATACCGGTATCTGTCGCCGGTGTTCTCCTTCGACAAGGCTGGCAACGTCACCAGCATCCTGCACGCCGCACTCACCAACAACCCCGCGCTCGATTGTCTCGACGAAGTGCAGCTCGCCGCTGCCTCGGTGATGGCGGGCGCGTCCACTTCTGCCGCAGTGGCGGCTTTGACCACTGAAACCCCTTCGGAGGATCACACCATGGACGAATTGCTTGAGCAGCTGATCTGGCTGCTGAACATGCCCGTCGGCTCGACAGCCGACGACGTGAAGGCCCAGCTGCAGAAGCTGGTCGCCTCGCTGTCGGACGGCAAGGGCGTTGCCGCAGCCAGCGTCAACCTGCCCGTGCTGCTCGACTCGCAGCGCGCTCAGATCGCGTCGCTGTCAGCCAATCAGGTCGATCCGGCCAGATTTGTGCCGATCGCGGTCATGACGGACCTGCGTGCGCAACTGGACGCCGCCAATCTGAAGCTGGCGGGCAACGAAGTCGCCGAACTGGTGACCGCCGCGCTGTCGGACGGCCGTCTGCTGCCCGCTCAGGAAGCGTGGGCGCGCGAACTCGGCGCAAGCAATGTCGTCGCGCTGAAGCAGTTCCTGTCGACTGCGCAGCCGATCGCGGCGCTGCGGACCACGCAGACGCAAGGCAACCCGCCGACCGGTGGCCAACCCGGCGCGAATGAGCTGGACACGACCGGTCTCGCCGTGTGCAAGGCGCTTGGCATCTCGGCCGAGGACTACGCGAAGTCGTCCGCACCGGCCGCCTGATCGACACGCGTTCCGTACCCGCATCACTTCTGGAGAGAACCATGACTGCATTGACCGCCGATCGCGACACACAGAACCGCGCCGGCCTGCGTTACAGCTATCCCGCCAAGGGTGGCGTGCTGTTTTTTGTTGGCGCGATCGCGGCCATCGACAGCGCGACTGGCTTCGCCACCAAAGGCGCAGCATCCACCACATTGAAGGGCGCCGGGATCGTTCAGGAACAGGTGGACAACACGGCCGGGGCTGACGGCGCGCTCAATGTGCCGCTCAAGCGTGGCTTGTGGCGCGTCGCCAACTCGGCGGGCGCGGACCAGCTCACGCTGAAGGACATTGGCGCGAACGCGTACATCGTCGATGACCAGACCGTGGCCAAGACGGATGGCGGTGCCACGCGCTCGGTCGCGGGTGTCGTGCGCGACGTTGACCCGGCTGGTGTCTGGGTCGAGTTCTGACCGACACCCACGCAGTAACCCCCCGCTCACTCTGTAAGGAACGTTCATGGAAATCAACCGCGCCAATTTGCGCCAACTGTTCACGGGTTACAACACCGTGTTCCAGCAAGCTTTTGCTGGTGCGCCATCGGACTGGGAACGCGTCGCGATGGATGTCCCGTCGTCGACCTCGCAGGAAGTCTATCCGTGGCTCGGCCAGACCACCCGCTTTCGCGAGTGGATCGGCGATCGCGTTATTCAGAACCTGAAGACGCACGACTTCACCATCAAGAACCGCTCGTTCGAGAACACTGTCGGTGTCGATCGCGATGCAATCGAAGACGACACGTACGGCATCTATAAGCCGGTGATCGCGCAGCTCGGGCTCGACGCGAAACAGCATCCGGACGAACTGGTGTTCGGTCTGCTGTCGCAAGGCACGTCCCAGCTCTGCTACGACGGCCAGTACTTCTTCGACACGGACCATCCGGTCGATACGGCAACCGGCACCGCGTCGGTGTCGAACTTTCAGGCGGGCACCGGACCGACCTGGTATCTGCTGGACATGACGCGTGTCGTCAAGCCGCTGATCCGCCAGACGCGCAAGGCATACAACTTCGTCGCGATGGATCAGGAAACCGACGAAGCGGTGTTCACCAGCAAGCAGTTCCGCTACGGCGTCGACGCGCGATGCAACGTCGGCTTCGGCCTGTGGCAACTGGCGTACGCGTCGAAAGCGGATCTGACCGAAGACAGCTACGAAGCCGCCCGCGCTGCGATGCAGGAATTCAAGGGCGATAACGGCAAGCCGCTCGGCATCCGTCCGACCCTGCTCGTCGTCCCGCCGTCGCTCGAAGGCATCGGCCGGAAGATCCTGAACGCCGACGCCAACAACTATGGCGCGACCAACGTGTGGAAGGGCTCGGCGGATCTGCTGGCGACCTCCTGGCTGGCGTAACCGAATAACACCCCGGCGAGAGACGGCCGCGCGACGCCGATAAGCGCGGAGGAAGGCAGTCCCGGAGCTGCGGCAAAAGGTGGGCTCCGGTCACATTGAACAAACAGGAGTGAGTAGATGAGCAAGCGCAAACACCCGGCCATCCACGTGGCGGCCACGCGGGAGAATTTTCGACGTGGCGGCCATGTCTTCGGCACCAAGCCGGTCACGCTGCCGCTGGCGGCGCTTCATCCGGACGCACACGCTGCGATCGTCGCGGACCGGTCTCTGGTCGTCGTCGAAACGGCCGTGCACCTGGACGAAGCGCAAGCGGCGGCGCTCCCGCATCACGACGCAAAGCATGTGAAGCTGGCGGCGGCAAACATCGACACGCTTGCGCCGATCGACGAAGACCATGCGAAGCGTGCCGTGGCATTGGCCGACATCGAAGCCGAACTGAAAGAACGCGAGGCGGACATCACGCAGCGCGAGGCGAAGCTCGATCAGCGTCAGACCGAACTGGACGCTGCGGCCGACGCGCTCAAGCGCGCGCAGGCCGACCTCGACGAGCAGCGCAGTGCATTCGAGGCGCAGCGCACCGCCCTCGGCACGTCGGTGAATGTTAGCGCTGAAGGTGTGGCGCACGTGGTTGCAACTCAAGCCGCGAAGAAGAGAAGCTAAACCATGTACGCAACCGTCGACATCATGACGGCCCGCTTCGGGCAGCGCGAGGTGCTCTCGCTGTCCGATCGCGATGGCACCGGCGAGGTCAACGCCACGGTGCTCGCCGATGCGCTGGACGATGCATCGAGCGAGATCGACACGTACCTTGCTGGCCGCTATGCGCTGCCGCTCGATCCCGCGCCGAAGATGCTGGGCGGGATCTGTTGCGACATCGCGCGCTATCGACTGTGCGGTGGCGAGACCGTCATGACCGAGGAAATCCGGCAACGCTACAAGGATGCGGTGAGCTTCCTCAAGCTGGTGGCCTCAGGCGATGTGACGTTGGGCGTGACGGCCACAGGTGCCGTCGCGCAGCCCGACAACCCTATCCAGTTCGTGACCGGCACACGCGTGTTCGGTCGTGAGAACCGCTAAAGCCATGGCGTACGTACCGATCATCACCGCCGTCGAGCTGGCCATCGTCGATCGCCTCACGCGCGGCCTCGGCCGGATGGTGAAGGAAGTGAAGACATATGGCGGTGAGTTCGATGACGAAGAGCTGGATACGGTTGTGCGGCGCTTCCCTGCTGCGTGGGTGACCTTCGGCGGGGTGAAGCGCACCGACCCGGTATCGACCAGCCGCGCGAAGTGGAAGGCAGAGGCGGTCTTTGTCGTGATGGTGGGATCGCGCAGCTTGCGCAACGAACAGACGAGCCGCCACGGCGGCCCTGGGCAATCGGAGATCGGCACGAATCTGCTGGTTTCGGCGGTGCGCCATCTGCTCAACGAGCAGGACATGGGCCTGCCGATCCGGAACCTTCAGCCGGGATCGATCCGCACGCTGTTCAACACCAAGGTCCGCGACGATGCGATGTCCGTGTACGCGCTTGAGTTCCGGACTGCATGGGTTGAAGACACGCTCTTTCTCGGCGCGTTTCCGCAGGGCGCAGTCGAAGGGCCGCTCGGCGCTGTGTTCGAACAGTATGACGGCCACCTCGATCCCGAGACGCCTGACTGGAAGACCACGCTGTTGAGCTACTTCCTCAAGCCCGGTACCGAGCGCCCGGCCGACGCGCAAGACCTTGTAGACATGCCACAGGAGTAAACGATGAAAGTGATTGCCCGAAAAGGCTTGCGCGTACCGAAAGAACGCGCGCCGCGCCAGTACATCACGGACGCTGAGTCTGTCGACGTGCCGGACACCGCGTACTACATGCGCCGCGTGACCGATGGCGATCTGATCGTCAAGCCGGCCGCCGCAACACCGGACGCCGCCGCATCGGACGCGGCAGCTGAAGCAACGAGTGCCGGCGCGGTTGTGGCCGGTGACAAAAAGACCGCGAAGGGAGCGTAATTCATGTCCAGCGCTAACATCAGTTTCGACAGCATCCCGTCGAGTATCCGCAAACCCGGCAAGTACTTCGAGTTCAACACGAAGCTCGCGGTGCGCACGCTGCCGACCAACGCGCAGAAGCTGCTCATCGTCGGTCAGCGTCTCGCCGCCGGCAGCGTGCAGGCACTGCAGCCGACGAACGTGTTTTCGGGAGATCAGGCCGCACTTTACTTCGGTGCCGGTTCTCTCGCGCACATTGCCGCTGTCGCCGCGATTACCGCCAATCCCTACGTCGCGCTCACGGTGATCGGTGTCGACGACGCAGTGGCCGGCCAGCCTGCGGTGGGCACTGTCGTGTTTGCCGGCACCGCCACTGCGGACGGTGCATTCGCGCTTTTTGTCGGCAACAAGCGCATCGACATCCCGACGTACACCGGCGACACCGCAGCCGTGATCGCGGCGCGTATGGCGGACCAGCTCACGCAGAACACCGCGTTGCCGGTCACGGCTGCCGCGCCCAACGCAACCCTAACGTTGACCGCGAAGAACAAGGGCGACGCTGGCAACGGCATTGTCGTCTCGCAACTCAACCAGACGAACGGCGTAACCGTGACGGTTACGCCGCTTGCGGGCGGCTTGAACGATCCGGACATCGCGCCCGCGCTTGCGGCCGTGTTCGGCGCGCAGTACGACATTTATGCGGTCTGCTATCCGACGCAGGCGACGCTGACCAAGCTGCGTACGCACCTCGACAGCATCTCGGGTCCGCTCGAACAGCGACCGGCGATCGGCGTTGCGGGTACGCCCGGCACGTTGGCGGCCGGCACCACGCTCACCGGCCAGATCAACGAAGGCCGGATCACGGTCGGCTGGCATCCGGGTTCGGTGTGTCTGCCAGCCGAACTGGCTGCAGTGTATGCGGCGGTGATCGCGAGCGAGGAAGACCCGGCGATGCCGCTCGATACGCTCCCGCTCACCGGGCTCGACGTGACACCGCTGACTTCCCGGCCGGGCCGCACCGAGCAGGAGAACGCACTCAACAATGGCCTGACGCCGTTTGAGGTAGGCCCGGGCGATGTGGTGCAGATCGTGCGCGCCATCTCGACCTATACGAAGGATGCGCAAGGCATCGACGATCCGGCGCTGCTCGACATCACGACCATCCGCACGCTCGACTACACGCGCAAGGCAATGCTCCAGCGCATCGCGCTGCGGTTCCCGCGTTCGAAGCTGTCGGAGCGTACGCCGCCCAAGGTGCGCAGCGAGCTGCTCGACGTGGCGTACAAGCTCGAAGAGCTGGAGATCCTCGAAAACGTCGATGCGAACAAGAACAGCCTCATTGTGGAGCGCGACGCTCAGGATGTGAATCGACTGGACGCGGCGATCCCGGCGGATGTGGTGAACGGCCTGCACGTGTTCGCCGGCCGCATCGATCTGCTGCTCTGATCGGCTCCCGGAATTCCGGCTAACTCATAGGAGCGCAACATGGCATTGGAAGAATACGTCGGCGCGGTAGTACTCGAAGTCGACGGTGTAGAAGCCGAGGTGGTGTCAGTGAGCATCACCTCGCAAACCGGCAAAAAGCCGGTCAAGACGATGAACCGTACGGGCCGCGTCAAGGGCTTTTCGCGCGGCATCGAATCGCACGAACTGAAGGTAACCGTGGTGATTCCGTTGACCGGCGACGACATCGACTGGTTCAACATCGAGGGCGGCAAGCTGACTCAGTTTCCTGTCTCCCCGGGCGGCAAGCGTGTCACCTATCAGGACTGCGTGACCATCGATTGCAGCGAGCAGTACACCGCTGACAACGAAGCTCGCCGTGATCTCACGCTGTTCTCAACTCGCAAGGTGGATGAATGAATCTGACCGAAAAAGGATCGCTGGAATACGGCGTCGAATATCCGGCCGGCAGCGGCGAGCTGCACTACGACTTCGAGATCCGTGTCGGCACGATCGGCGACAACATCGCCGCATACGAGCGGCCCGAAGTTATCGGCGGCGGTGTTTCGAACATGCGCGTCAACGCGATCATTCTTGCGGACTGCCTGCTGTCGCTTGGCACGATCCCGAAAGAATCGATCACGCCCGAGCTGCTCGATACCGCCGTCGACGCTGACTACGATGTATTGATCGCAGCACAGGACTCGCTCAAAAAAAAGCGGAAGCGGCCGAAGCCGGCCGCCGAGATCTCCGCCTCGCCGGACTCCTCCTCGCCCAGTACGGAGTCTCAGACGAGCGGTTCCGCCAGCTAAGCGGACCGGAGCTGGAGGGATATCTTGCCGCGATAGCCACGCTTCGCGGCAAGAATCCACGTAAGGGGGTGCCCGGCACCACGACGCGCACCGTTAAAAGTTTGAGGCGCTGGCGTCCAAAGGTTAAAAGCAAATAATGTCCCGGGATCTCGAAGTTGGCCTGACACTGCGATTGCGTGATCAGGCATCCGCCCCCGCGCAGCAGACCGAGCGCAACGTACAGCGCGTCGTTCGCCAGACCGCACAGACCTACGCCGACGCATCGCGCGTCGCCGTTTCAACAAGCCGCATGCTGTACGACGTGCGCATGTCGCAATCGGCTCGCACAGAGCAGTCGGTACAGCGCAACGTGCAGCAGACCGAAGCCGCCTATGTGCGCGCCGACCGCAACACGATCACTTCCTCGCAGCGTCTCGCGAGCGCCCGCGAGCAGATCGGCGTGCGGTCAGAGCAAAGCATCCGGCGCGAAATCGACCAGACTGTTGCAGCGTACAACCGCCTTCATCGCGCGGGGTTTGCTTCAGCCAATGAGCAGGCGCGTGCGTTCTCTTCGCTGAGCGCCCGCGTCGCCGAACTCAGGCGCGAGCTGCAAGGCGCAGAGCAGGCAGAAAGCCGGCTTGCACGCGGCGGTCGCGGCATCAATGCGGCTTGGCGCACGGGCGGTGCGATCGCAGGCGGCGTCGCTGGGGCCATGGTCGCGGCACCGGCCGTACGCGAGACGATGGCCTACGATCGGCGACTCGCGATGATGGCAAACACGGCGTTTTCCGATCGCGACGTTGCGGGCCGTCGTCGTGGTGTCGGTGAGCTGAATAACGCCATCGTCGGTGCGGTCCGCGCCGGCGGCGGCACCCGCGAACAGGCCGCCGATACCCTGGACAACCTGCTCGCCTCGGGCGCGGTCAGCGACAAGTCCGCGATGGCGTTGCTACCCACGTTGCAGAAGTTCTCCACCGCGACCGGCGCAGATCCCAATGAGTTGGGCAACATCGCTATCCGTGCGATGCAGAACTTCGGCATCAAGGAAGCGGACGTTCCCCGAGCGCTCGACATGGCGCTTAAGGGCGGTCAGGCAGGTGGCTTTGAGCTGAAGGATATGTCGAAGTGGCTCCCGCAGCAGATGTCGCTTGCGAAGACTGCGGGTATGTCAGGTCTGACGGACTTCGGAAAACTCGTTGTTGCCAATCAGGCGTCGGTGGTGACCGCCGGCACCAAAGATGAGGCGGGCAACAATCTTGTCAACCTGCTGGAAAAGCTCAACTCGGCCGACACGCAGATCAAGGCGAAGCACCTCGGCATCAACCTGACCGGCAGTCTCGCGTCCTCGCGCGCGCAGGGCGTGAATGCACTCGATGCGTTCGTTGGCATTGTTGAGAACGTCATGTCGAAAGACAAGAACTATCAACGCACCCGCGCGCAGCTTGCCAAGGCTCCCGAGGGCGAGCGCAAAGACATCCTGCAAAGTCAGGCGAGCCTGCTCGAAGGCACGGCGATCGGCAAGCTCATCCACGACCGCCAGGCGCTCGGCGCGCTCGTCGCGTACATGGGGCAGGCAGACTATCGAAAGCAGGTGTCCGCCCAGGTGTTTGATCCGCGCTCGGCGGTCAATGGAAACTTTGATCTGATCTCGCAGACCGCGTCGTTCAAGTCCGACCAGTTGGACAACGAGCGCACCATCGCGCGGCAGGACGCGCTGGAAGGTCTTGATCGTTCGCTTGGTGATGCTGCGTCAAAACTGACCGACTATGCGCGCCGCTATCCCGGCATCAGTTCCGCGATTGAAGGCACCACGCTGGCCCTTCAGACGCTGACCGTGACGCTTGGGGCGGCTGCATCTATCAGCATCCTGCGCGGTGGATTCGGCGCGGGCGCCGCAGGCGCTGCCGGCGCGAGCGCGGCGGATGCAGCCGCTGCTGCCGAGGCGGGTGCGATCGGCGCTAACGCCTCGAAAGCAGCCACCTTCGGCAGCCGGTTTGCCAGCAATGCGAAGCTGCTCGGCCGGTTCGGTCTGCCGCTCCAGGTTGCAGCGGCCGGCGTCGAGACCTATTCGATTGCAAACAACGATGCGATGACGCCAGATGAGAAGAAGGCGGGCTATGTCGGTGTGGCGGGCGGCGTCGTTGGCGGGCTCGCAGGCATGGCGGGTGGTGCAGCGGCCGGCGCTGCGGTCGGCTCGGCGGTGCCGGTTGTTGGCACCATCGTGGGTGCGGTGGGCGGTGCCGTTGCGGGTTACTTCGGGCACGACTTCGGCGAGAAGATCGGCAAGCTGATTGGCGATGCGATTTTCGCGCAGAAGAAAGACGAGAAGCCGCCCGTCGTTGAGAGCCATATCACGTTGAATCTCGACGGCCAGCATCTGTATGACTTCGTGACAACAAGCGGCCAGAAGGCCGCATTGAGAGGCTGACATGGCGTGGAAAGACACGCTGCTCGATGCGTCGTTTCGCGGCGTCAAGTTCGACTGTCAGCGCACCGATGACACGCTTGATCGCGATGTTGCGCGCTACACGTATCCGCACGTCGACGGTGAAGACATTGTCGACCTCGGGCAGAAGGCCAACGAGACCAGCATAACGGCTGTGTTCTTTGGCGACGATTACGAAACGCGCATGAAGGCGTTTCTGAATGCGATCGCGCAGTCGGGCACGGGCGAACTGGTGCATCCGGTTTTCGGCAGCATGCCGAACATGCAGTTCCTTGGCGGCCATGTCTCGCACGACGCGGACAATCCGGACGCGTGCCTCATCGAGCTGCGCTTCGCGAAGTCGACGCCGGGCAATCCATTCTTCGTACAGCAGCTCACCGGACAGGTGGCCGACGCCACTGCGCAGCTGGCCGACACGGCGCAGTCGGCCGGGACCAGCATGTTTGCAAATGCCATGGGGGCGTTAAAGACGGCCAAGGCTGGCTTGCGGCGGTTGAACGCATTGCGTGATCTGCTAAGCGACACGCTCGGGCCAATCAAGGCGTTGGCTACCGGCTTCCGCTCGGCCACGGTCGATTATCTGAGCTTTCCGTCTGCATTCACGTCGGACCTCGCCGGGCTGGTCAGTGGTATCACAGACTTCCGTTCGTTCGATATTGGCATGGTGATGTCGGACTGGAGCGACCTGACAGCGCAGATGGCGACCGTCGTTAAAATTCCGGCCGCCGCTTCTAACGGTCAGACGTTGACTATCCCGGGCACCGCAACGACCGTAGCCACGTCGGCAACGCCGGTCGACCCGGCCGCTCCATACTCGCCGTCGCGTCCGAGTATCGTCGCAGCAGATGCGAGCGATGTGCAGCTCGTGACGGCGATCGTCAAGGTCGTCGTGGCCACTGTCATGGCAAGCGTCGCATCGGACGTGCTGGCCAACGAAGTCGATGAGCCGACGCTCACGCCCGACCAGATCGAGCAGATCACCAACGACACGCGCGACATGCTGCAGGATGCAATCGACGAGACGCGCGCCGCTGTCGCGATCGACGATTCGCGACCGGTGACCGAGCCGTTGCGTGACACAGCGCTCTCTGTGCAGCAGCTCGCGGTCGGCGTGATTGATGCGCTGCCGCCCATCGTTAGTCGCACGGTGCCGGCACCTACCAATCTGACGCTGCTTGCCTTCAAGTGGTACGGCGACTACACGCGCGCAGCTGAGCTGCTGCGCCTGAACCCGTCAGTGCGCAACCCGAACTTCATCGAGCGTGGGGAGGTGTTGCGTGGCTTCTCACAGTGACGAAGTGTCCCTCCTCATCGGCGGCAAGGTACACAGCAACTGGACTGCCTATTCGATTGACTCCGATCTGTTGACGCCGGCCGACGCATGGGAAGTGCGTCTGTCGAAACCGAACGGAAAGATGCCCGCCGACGTGAACAAAGGCGCAGGCGTGGAAGTGAAAGTAGGAAGTGAAACGGTGTTGGTCGGCTATGTCGATGAGGTCCGCCGGCGAACGGCCAAAACCGAGAAGTCGCTCGCAATCAGCGGGCGCGACTATGCGGCGATCCTGCGCGACTGTTCCGCGCCGATCTTCACGGCAAAACAGGTCACGCTTGAGGAGGTGGTGGCGAACATCGTGAAGCCGCTCGGCATCAGGAAGATACGGATCGACACATCGCAGTCGATCCCCGAGTGGGACAAGATCACCGTCGATCCCGGTGACACTGCGTGGGACGCGCTTGTCCATGCAGCCGAAGGCGAAGGTTTGTGGCCGTGGTTCGATCCTGACGGTACGTTAGTAGTCGGCGGTCCGGACTACAACGCCGCGCCCGTGGCGAGCCTCATACTGCGCGAAGACGGCAAAGGTAACAACGTCGAATGGTTCGACGAAGAAGAGTCGATCGCCGAACGCTATTCCGATGTAACGGTGCTGGGCCAGGCACACGGCACGCACGCAGGCACCGGTAAGAATGCGTTAAAGATCACCGTTAAAGACCCCAGCGTGTCCGTCTATCGCCCGAAGGTACATATCGATCACGACGCGCCGAACCTTGCGGCCGTGGAAGCACGCGCCCGCAAGATCATTTCCGATTCCGCACTCCACGCGCATACGCTGCGGGCGTCTGTGCGCGGCCATCGGACCAGCGATGGCGTGCTGTGGAAGCCGGGGCAGCGAGTTCATGTGTTGTGGGAAGAGTACGGCGTGGATGCTGTGTACTTTCTCATGGGACGTCGTTTCACAGGCGGCCGACCGGCGGGCGCGCGAACGACACTGACGCTCAAAGAGGATGGTGTCTGGATTCTGGATGCGCATCCGCACTCCGGCCGCAGACATCGGCGCAAAAAGGATGCGGGGCCGCTTTCCATCATCACGACAGATTCGAGTGGCGGCACAACGGTGAGCAAATAATGAACATCAAGGATATCGACAAGCGGATCGAGCGGATGCTGGCGGGCGTGCGGCAGGCATTCCGCGGAGTGCTGGGCGGCGTCGACAGCAGCGGCCCGGTGCAGATCGTCCAGGGCGAAGGTCTGGCAGGTGAGAACCTCGCGGACATCGAGTACTTCCAGCACTACGGCTACACCAGCAACCCGCCGGCCGACGCGATGAAGATCGTTGTGCCGGTCGGCGGCAGAACGAGCCATAGTGTCGTGATCGCCACCGAGCATGGCGCGTATCGCCTGAAAGCGCTGAAGACCGGTGAGGTTGCGCTCTACACCGACGAAGGCGACTCCATTGTGCTGTCGCGCGGTCGCGTAATCGACATCACCACCAAGACGCTGAACATCAAGGCAGAGACCGAGGTGAACATCGACACGCCAACCGTCAACGTCAAGCACCAGCTCAACGTTGTGGAAAAACTAACGGGTCAGGGCGGCTTGTCGATGTCCGGCGGCGACGGTGCGCACATCGATACCCTCAACGTCGACAACGATGCAACGATCGGTGGTAAGAGCTACCTCGGCCACCGTCACCCAGAGACTGGCAGTATCACTAACACGCCGATCTAGGGGCGCGTAACCGCCCGTCGTCATGCGTCATAATGCAAACTTCACAACAACGCTACGAGGGTACTGTGCGGTACTTCCAAGACGATCCAACAATCGACGGCAGCTTCAACAAAGCTCTAGCCCGATCAATCCTGAGACATGTAGCAACAACCTCGCAACTGTTCAAGTCTGAAAAGTCGGAGCGCAAGCTCGATATGTTTGAGAATGCCAAGCCGGAGCAGGTCTTCTTGCATTACCAGTACCTGATGGATGGGGGTTTCATCGACGGGCATTGTGACATTCACTCGGGCTGCGTGAAGGCGCGATGGGTTACCTTCGAAGGCCATCAGTTGTTGGCCAGCATCACCCCAGGCAGCAGCATGTTCTGAGCGCAACCCACTGACGTCCAGCAGTATTCAAACATGACGTCCATGCCTCGACAATCGGGGCATGGACGCTCTTCTCGATCCGACGACCGCAGACTACACCGGCACCAGTACGACGACGCTTGCAAACGCCGTCTATCTGCGCTTGCAAACGCCGCTCGGGTCATGGTGGGCAGATCCCACGCTTGGCTCACGCCTTCACGAACTCCAGCGCGAAAAAGATACTCCGCGCGTGCGTGGTCTTGCTATCCAGTACGCCGAGCAGGCGCTGCAACCCCTCATTGATGACAAGCGCGCGAAGAGCGTCACGGTCACCACGGCTGACGCTCCTACGGGCTGGCTGATCCTGCTTATTGAAGTCGTCGACGCGACCGGCAATCCCCAACATTTCAACCATCCGGTCAAGGTCTACTGATGCCCGCGACAGCTCTCACGTGCGCCGAAGTCCGCGACGCTATCCTGCGCGATATCAGGAATCTCCAGCCAGAAGCGGACATCAGTTCCGACTCGGACAACTACGTGCGTGCCAGTGCCGTGGGCAGCGCTGTCGAGGGTCTGTATCAGCACCAGTTGTGGATCACCAAGCAGATTTTCCCCGACACGGCCGACGTTGACTTTCTGCTTCTTCACGCACGTCTGCGCGGGATGGGTCTCAAGCCCGCAGTCGCCTCGGGCGGCACCCTGTCGGTTGCGGGCACGCCGGGCACCAACGTCGCAAGCGGTCTCGCCGCAAAGTATCAGGACGGCACGGCGTATATCACCACGTCCGGTGGCGATATCGATGCGACAGGACAACTGGCCGTTACCGCGCAGGCGGTGGCGGCCGGGACCGCCGGCAATCGCAATGAAGGCGACGTTCTGACTTTGACGGTTCCGCCGCTCAACGTCAATGCGAGCGTCACTGTTGTCGCGATGGAAGGCGGCACCGAGATTGAGACACCGGAAAGCCTGTTAGCCCGGTTGCTTCAGCGCATACGCAGGCCGCCTGCCGGCGGCAACAAGTACGACTACTGGCAGTGGGCCATGGAGGTGCCCGGCGTTGCGGCCGCCTATGTGTACCCGCTGCGTCGCGGGCTTGGTACGGTAGACGTAGTTATTGCCGCAAGCACCGGGCTGCCTTCAGATCCTGTTGTTGCTGCGACTCAGGCGCACATCGACGATCAGCGCCCGGTCACTGCCAAGAACTCGCTCGTGATCAAGCCGACGATAAAGACGTACAACGTTGTGGCGCAACTAAAGCTGAACGGCGTTGACCTCGCCACGGCGCAGGCCGCCATCGAGACGGCGCTCGCCGCTTACGATGCCGCGATCGCGCCCGGCGACACCGCAATCAGGACGCGTATCGGCGCGGCAATCAGCGACACGACCGGTGTTGACGATTACGAACTGGACGAGCCGGCCGCGAATGTGGTGCCTACCGTCGACGGGACGAAGGTCGAGTGGTGCCGGCTTGGCACCGTCAGTCTGACGGTGATGGCATGACGGCGCACGCCGACCTTCTGGCGCGATTGTTGCCGCCTGTCTCCTACGACCCGAATGCGCCGGGCCTCGCGGCTGACCTTGCGGCCGAAGGCAGCGCACTCGATCGCGCGCAGGCCGATGCCGATGTTGTTGCGAATGGCGTGGTGCCGTCATTTCTGGCCGTCCAGCTGCTCACGGATTGGGAGCGCGTATGCGGGCTGACGCCTGCGGCCGACGCCACCATCCAGCAACGTATGGCTGCGGTGATCGCAAAGATCAACGAGACTGGTGGCCTGTCGATTCCTTACTTCACGCAGCTGGCCGAGAGCCTCGGCTACACGATCACCATAGTTGAGCCGCAGCCTTTTCGCGTCGACGAGAATCGCATCGGCGACACGATCTACGTCGACGACATCATCTTCGTGTGGCAGGTGGTGGTTGGTGGCGCGCCCAACCTTTCGTACTACTTCCGCGTAGGGCAAAGCGCTGTCGGCGAGCGGCTACTGTCATTTTCCGATCCGGTGCTTGAACAGGTATTCACCGACCTGAAGCCCGCTCACACGTTCGTCTATTTTGCCTATCAGGGGTAGCAGCCATGCAACGAATTAATACGCCAGACGGCCAGTTTCATGCCGGCGATCCATCGACCGGCGCACTCGGTACGGTCGTCACGCGGGACTTCATGCAATCGCTGCAGGAGGAGGTGGCGGGCACCGTCGAGGGCGCAGGCATCGCGCTTGATGCCACGAAGACCAACCAGTTGATTACGGCGATCAAGTCGATCTTTACCACTGGCATCGCGGCCGGGATTCAGATCGTTAAAAAGATCTGCGGTGTGAACAGCCCGAACCTGCTTTTTAACGGTTCGGGAGAGTTCGCCAACGTGGGGTGGGCGACCTCCAATTTTTCCGGCAGCTCAGACAACGTATCAGGCGGCGGCACGTTGTTCACGAATAGCGCGGCCATCATCGCAGGAGCCACGCTTTACGATGAATCCACAGACATGCCGTGTGGGCCGAATGTTCCACTCAATGTCTCGGCAGCCCTTCAATCCGCCGCCGCCACGGCCGGTAACTCGTATGTCACCGTCGTGGCGTACGACGCGGCGCACGCGACGCTTGGCACTGTCGCGACGACGCCGGCATTGGCGTTCGGCAGCGCTTCCACGTTCAAGACAGCGACCGGTGTGACGCCGGCTAACACAGCGTATGTGCGCGTCCGCAAGGTAGCGGACGGGAACCCTCGCGCCCCGATCGCGGGCTTCGGCTTCTCACGCATCAAGCTTGAGGCAGGCGCAACGCCGTCGACCTACTCGCAGGAGGCGAACTTCGCGCAAGCAACTGAGACGAGTCCAGGTTTCGCAAAGGTCGCGACACAGGCGCTCACGAACGCGGGCATCGACGACACCACTTTTGTGACGCCTAAGAAGCTGCGGGCCGGGTTCGCAATCAGCCTGACGGCAAACGGGTATCTCACGTTCCCGTCATGGCTAGGTGGCCTGATTATCCAGTGGGGGCAGTACAACACCACGGGCACGTCAGCGCCGCAGGCTGTGACTTACCCGCTGGCATATCCGACCGGAACATTATCCCTAGTTTGCGCGCCGTTAAGCGGGCTGGCCATAGTCACGGTTGATAGCCCATATTCGTGGAGCAATACGGGTTTCAATGTGGTCGGGGCGCAAGTGCAATCAGGTTCGACCAACTACAGCGCACACAGCGGGCAATATATTTCCATCGGGCGATAAGAGCATGGGACAAAAACGCGCAGCATATAACGACGCCGGTAATCTCACTGGCTTCTATGACGATTCACTAAGCCCCGCGCCGCAAGGCGTGGCCACCATCCCGCTGTCAGTCGACCAATGGCAGATGTGCTTGGCAAGCCAGGGCGCGTACATCGTGCAGAACGGCGAGCTGGTGCTTGCGGCTGTTGATCCCAACGCAGGGCTGGCAGCAGCGAAGACCGCTGTAAAAGCGAAAGTTCGGGCGATGCGCGACGCTCTGCTGCTGCTAACGCCATTCGCCGGCAAGCAGTTTCAGACCGACACGAATAGCAAAATCCAGATCATGGTGATAGCTGGCCAGTCCGCGTTGCTGCCTTCCGCTGCAAAGTGGCGCACGGCCGACAACACCTATGCCGATATGACGCTGGACGCCTTTAAACAGTTGATGGCCAACATCATGACGCGTGAAGGTGAAGCGTTCACGACATCGGCGGCGCATCAGGATGCGGTCGATGCACTCACGACGGTGGAGGCGGTGAACAGCTATGACTTTAGCGGTGGATGGCCTGAATGAAGGTCGCATTCTTTCGCGGGCGTCATCCGGGCGTCAAAGGCTGGTTTGGCGTCGCCGTCAAATGGTGGACGCGTGGACCGTTCTCGCATGTCGAGCTGGTCGCTGGCGATGCCGGGGCCGATGCCCTGTGCTGGTCTTCCGCCTTCCTTGACGGGGGCGTGCGCTCCGTTGTCGTCGATGTAACTTCCTCGGACTGGACGGTGATCGACGTGACCACGACTCGCGAGCAGGAGGACGCTGCGTTGCAGTGGTTTGCTTCGCATCGCGGGCAGCGGTACGACGTACTCGGCCTGTTCGGGTTCGTGCTGCGACGTATCGACGGCGACAAGGACAAGTGGTTCTGTTCGGAGGCAGTCGCCGCCGCGCTTGGGTACGGCCAGCCTTGGCGGCTAGATCCGAACACGTTCTACGAAGTGTTGCTGGCGCGATCGCAACCGGACTCAGAAGTACCAACGGTGGCCGCTGCGCTGACCGTGGGCTAGAAAGACAGAGCGACCGACAGACGTGTTAGCGCACGTCCATCGGCCGCCTGAACACTACGTGCCAGTGAACAAGCCAAGGCCCTGCCACCTTCCGGAAGGCGGGGCGAATTCTAACAAAAATTCGCGGACTTAATGGCACAACCCATCATTCCATGGCTCGGCGGCAAACGCCGACTCGCAGAGCAGCTACTTCCGTTATTTCCCCGGCATGAGTGCTACGTGGAGGTGTTTTGCGGCGGCGCTGCGCTGTACTTCCTGCGTCCGATGCCCGCTCCGGTGGAAGTCATCAACGACATCAACGGCGAGCTGGTGAACCTGTATCGAGTGGTTCAAAACCATCTAGAAGAGTTCGTTCGCCAGTTCAAATGGGCAATCTCAAGTCGACAGGTGTTCAAATGGCACCAGCAGACGCGGACGGAGACGTTGACCGATATCCAGCGAGCCGCCCGGTTCTATTACCTTCAACAGCATGCGTTCGGCGGCAAAGTTGACGGACAGACGTTCGGCACGGCGACGACAGCACCGGCCGTCAACCTGCTGCGCATTGAGGAGCATCTGTCGGCCGCGCACCTTCGCCTTGCCGGCGCTCATGTTGAAAACCTGCCGTGGGATGCCTGCATCGAGCGATACGACCGGTCGCACACCTTCTTCTACTGCGATCCTCCTTACTGGCAGACCGAGGGATACGGGGTGCCGTTCCCGTTCGAGCATTACGAGCGCATGGCGGCCCTGATGCGGTCGATGAAAGGTAAGGCCATGGTCAGCATCAACGACCACCCGGATATTCGGCGCGCGTTCGATGGCTTCCCGATGCTCGGTGTCGACATCAAGTACGCGGTCAACAACACCAATGGTGCCCCGCAAACGAGCCGCGAGCTGGTGATCACGAATTGGGAGCCAGGTACGCAGACGGGCGGCCTGTTCTAGTGCCAAAAGGACCGCAAAGGAAGCCGTGAAGACATCCTGTTTCTACTGCGATCAGCCGGCGACGCTCCTTTGCGACTTCCAGTTCGGATGGCCGATCGGCGGGTATGCGCGGGCTCCGGACGGCACCGAGTACGCCGTCCGCGCGCTCGCAGCCCCCTATACCTGTGACATCCCCATCTGTCGTGACCACGCCGAGCTTCGCGGTTCGGTGCACATCAAGGCAAGGAAGCCGATCGGTGGCTTCGACACGTACGACTACTGTCCGGAGCATCGTGGCCTGCCGGCCGGCATGGCGGGACCGGTGACCGAGGTTGAGGCGGACCGGCTGCGGCGTGCCGTTCAGGCGTTAGCCCGCCGTAGGCGAATGCGGGATCGTGGCTCAGAACCGCTGCCGCTCGGGCAGGGCGAGCTTTTCTAGATCAGTGCCAATCGGGGCGCGAAACGCCACTGCGACGCAGTGCCAAATGTGGCAAAAAACGATGCCAAATCGCGCGCGACGCTACAGCATTTCGACGCGGCCATCCG